CCTTGGATGCACTCCAGATAAAGCCTTCTGAGCGTTGCGAGCAGCACGCATTTCAGCCGGCATCTCAGGAGGAAGAGGAACAGCGCCTTTTGTGGCGTATTTAGCACGGCCACCTTTCTTCAACCCGCCAACGTGCTTGATGCCTTCACGCTCTTCGTTTGCGTTTTTGACATTGCGGTTAACCTTTGCCTTCACCCATTCCTGGACTTCAGCACGGCCACCGGACTTGCGCTGCATACGATCAGCACGAGCCTTGGCAGCAGCTCCAGAAACCTTGCCACCCTTCTTGAAAGCGCGAGGACTAAGAGGACGCATACCTGTCTGAACGTCGGCATTAAGAGGTGTGCCTTGAACAAAATCAGACGCATCAACTCTTTGGCCTTTTGAGGCGCTAGCAAGGCGCATTGCCTTGTCTTTCATAGCCGATCTGGCTTTTTTGGACATATCACTCATTCTGTTTCTCCTAGGATTTCGGGGCGTCCCCCGTTCCGTCTGAATACAAGGCCAGACGGTTTAAGCCTTTTTGGAACTCGACTTAGCAGCGCTATTTACACTAGAGCCGCTCCCCTTCTTTTCTGGCCAAACAATGACCGGAACTTTTTTAATACCAAGAGCTTTGGCAGCATGAGCTCTGTGCCTACCATCCTGACCCCCAGCCGGAAAGATAGCTAAAGGATTCAAGTGCTTTCCCTTTTCCATCTTTCGTTTAAACTTTTTGATTGTCTTCTTTGCGTCGCCATTCATATCAAGAGATTGAGTGCGCTCTAAAAACTCATCAGGCGACATATGAACCAGTTTTCCATTGCTGTTTTTATATTTCTGATGCTTTGTCCATTTGTCGTGATCGCGCAAAGGATACTGGCCAACCTTGCCGCCAGACGCAAACATATTGCGGTTTTGTTTATTTTGTAAGCTCTCTAGCTTTTCAGAAGTTTCATCTTCTTGCTCAGGCGTCATGGTTTGCTTTTGCAGAATTTCATTTGTGCGATCAGCCCATGATTTACGTTTTTCCGGAACAGTCGGAACATTGCCGCCAGTCATATACTTGCCGGCAACATTCAAAGCCTTTTTAATTCGACCACCGCGCTTAAATGACCACGGGGAAGAAGTATCAAATGCGTTGTAGCTGTAGTCCGTCAGGCTTGGCGTATATGTATTTTGGACAGGATTGCTGTAATCAACATTCGTGTACATGTTGGTGAAGTCACCAACGCCCGTGTTTTGCAGCGGGTTAAGGTAATTGAAATCTATCGCCGCGTTTTGGACAATGCCCGTATCAAAGTTCTGCGCTTGATTTACTGCCGCCTGTTGCGCGGCGTTGATGGCGTCCTGTTGCGCTTGAAAGTCGTTTGTTGTGTTAAGACCGGCTTGTTGAATGCCGGTGACGCCAGTGTTTTCGGCGGCGGCAAGTTGATTTTCTTTACTCAAAACGTCTTGAGCATAATCTTTCGTATAAGGATTGTACGTATAGATTCCATTTTTTTCAGCCAACAACCCAGCCAGTTTATCGGCAACATCAGGATTATCATAAGCATCATAAAACTTGTTGTACTGATATTTCGTATCAGTTCCGCCGGGAACAGTTGCATTTTCAAATCCCGTGCCTGGTGACGGTTTACCGTTTTGCCACCCACGCCAGTCTGTTTGAGTCGTAAGGACTTTGTTCTGCCCTTCAGTCAAATAATCATTCAGCGCTTGCTGGGCTGTCTGGTAAGCCTTTTGTTTTGTTGGATCATTGCTTGTCATCAAGTCATTGATAACGTCCGTTTGTGTAATGCCGGCCATTTGCTTAGGAGTAATCAAGTCTGAAAGTGTACTTTTACCATAAGCACCAGATGCCAGCCTATTACCAGTCGCTTCATAAACCCCGCGATATTGGTCATACGAATTTACGCCAGCCTCGCCAAGAGCGACTCTGAGCATTTTGTCATAGTCTGATTGTGTCGGAGTATAGCCAAACCAAGTCTTCCATTGCGGGCCTTGGTCAGCAGTCTGTTGCACTTGTTGTGCCTGTTGTGCTGTTTGATCCAATTGAGCAACTTGAACAGGAGCAGCATTTTGCTGCTCAACACTACCAGCAGCCTCACCCCCCTCATCAAATCCTTTACGAGACTTAACGGCGCCACCAGCTTTTCTTGGTGTCGATCCACTCAACCGATTAAGTGTCTGATTGTAAGCAAGAGCTGCCTTCTTCGGATTGTCGGCAACACCATGCCAGACAGAACCAAGAGCTTCGACAATCTTTGGCGTAAACCCATATTTCCGCAAATCTTTATAAAGATCGCCGCCGGTCGTAGTTTCATAAACACCCTGAGCATAATAAAGAGCAGCTTTATCTTGTGTCTCAGGAGTAAAATCTTTCCGGTATTCTTCCGGCAACGACGACCATGTTGAATAGGTAAACTGATAACGCCCAGCAGCGCTGGACTTCTGGCCTGTAGATGTCGGCTCATAAATACGCGGATGCTGGCCATAACCTTCAAACGTAGCACCGCCACCAGGCGTGTACCGAATATTATAAGCACCAGAACTCTCAGGAGCCGCTAAAGCATTCAACAAAGCCGCCTGATAAGGATCAACACCCTTCAATGCCGGCATACCGTAAACATCTCTCGGTGTAGAAGCGGCAGAAGAAGGCGCCGTTGTGTCAGATGTTACAGACGACGTTGCGTCAGATCCTTTTGTTCGCGGCGTCGCCCCCTCGCTTCTAGCCAGATCCAAAGCCCGTTGGGCAGCATCTGCACGAAAGAAATCAGCAGCAAGATCGGGATTGCCCCAATTAACTTTGCCGTTTTCAACAAGTTTACCCCCCTCTGATTGGTAAACATCCCCACCATCGGCAAAAACCTTACGAGCAAGTTTCAAAGCCATAGAAGCAGGTTTCTTCATGTCAATTACTCTTCGTTGTTAGGCAACGGATCTTCATTTGCCTCAAGTCTTTGGATCATACCAGGATCAACAATCTGATTCACAACAGACAACCCAGCCGGATTCTTTGCCATATCCTCAGCCAACTTGATTGCGGCAAGTCTTTCTCTCGACTCACGATCACGCTTACGATTCACGGCATCCAGCAAAGAGTCCTGTTGTTTGGCTTGCAGCTCTTGAGCCCGCAAAGCCAAATCATCCTGCTTCATCTGTCCGGCAAGACCGCCATTCTGTTCTCTTGAAGCCTTGGCAGCATCCAAGTGCATCTTTGCCTGATCATTCGCCAACCGCGCCTGATCATTCATCATCTTGGCATCAGCAATCTTGTTCTTGATATCCAATTCCTGCTTTTTCAAAGCAAGTTCGGCAACCTTCGCAGGGTCAAGACCACCCTGTCCGCCCTGCCCGCCCTGCCCTTCTTGCTGTGCCTTGGCAACATCAAGCTGCACACGAGCCAATTCAGCTTGCGCTTGAGCATGTGTAAGGTTTGTCTTGGCTTCAACAGACTGTTTCTGAAGATCCAACTGGGCCATCGCCTGCAACATTTCGGGCGAAGGCTTATTGCGCTGGCCTTCCGGCAACATAAACTGCTCTGGATTGCTCCAACCAACTTCACGCAATGCTTCAAGATCAATCGCATCCTGATTGAAATTAGGATTACCTTGCGTAATCTGTTTCAACGCAGCCAGCTTCATCATACGCTGGCCATGAGACGCAGTATTAGGATCAGCCTGCGGAATGATATTGCAATCATCCAAAGCCTTCATAAACGTCTCTTCATCCCAAGGCAAAGCCGGCTTGCGGTTTCTCTGCCAGAAACTCTCAGGATGTTCACGGAAACATTTTGCAATCAGTTGGAACTCTTCCGCCTGCGAAGCGTGCATCCGCTTATGAACAGCATTCAGAACTTTTGTCGCTTGCTCGATCATAGCAAGCGTCGTTCCGACAGGAGCCTCAGACTTGCCTTCACCAACCTGCATTTCGCTAGTGCCGCCAATCCGCATACCCGTCTGTGCCATATTCTCGACAAGAGCCATCAACGCTTGTGACGGCTCTTTATACGGCAACGGCATTATCGCTTGGTTAAGAGGTAAACCCGAAGTCTTAACCAACGCGCCTCCGCCAGGAGGAACACGAAAGATATTCGTATTTTGGCGAGCACCAGTATCCGCCATAAGGAACCCAGGGAAGTTGGCATACATCCCCGCATCCAATAACTCGCGCCACGCAGCCGTGATAGCATTTGTCGTGTTCCCCAAAATATGCAGCAACCCAATATCGTAAAACCCAATCCCCGGCACAAACGTATACTTAACAAAGTTTGTACGTGCTTCGGGCAAATCAGACGTATCTTCATCGTAATTGCGAACAATCGACAAAACTTCTCTCGAAGAAACATCAATTGTCACACGATACGGAATCTCAAGACCGCTCACCTTACCCTTATACTTGTGCTCAAAGCCAGGCAGATCCAGCTCACAATAGCACTCGTAAATCTCACGATCACGATCTTCGGGATTCAACGACTCAGGCTTGATGCCCTGCATCGAATTTTTTTCACGCTGAACAGCATCCAATTGCGTATTAGGCGCCATCGTCAAATTAACATCACGGTACACGCCAAGAATTTGCAACCGCTTCAACGTGCTTGGACGCATAAACGTCCTATTCGTCACACGCTTGGCATTACGCAAATCAGTCGCAGCATTGTTCACAATCAGATCATCTGCATCAACAGACTCACTCACCGGCCTGCCACGCAACGGACAAAAATAAATCTTCTTAAACGCGCTGCCACCAAATCCTAACATCAACAACATTCTATCCGTATCAGGATAATACTCTGATGCCGTTGTCGTCAGATAATGGTTCAAATCTTTCTCAAGAGCATTGGCAAGCTCATCTTGCTGAATTGTCGAACCGTTTGAATCAATCCTCGTTTTCACAGGACCGTCAGTCGGCAACAACTCACTACGCGCATTGGCTTGAAACCGCAGCACCGACTCAAGAAGCAACGGATGGCGCACCTTGCTCATCCCCTCTACAGGTGCGCCATCACTCGCCCCCTGCAATCCGGGAATTTCGATCTTCAGCCCAAGCAGCTTCAATCCCTGAGCGCGTTCTTCAATCCAGTCTTTCCGGCTTTCAAGATCATCCCGAATACCGCGCAATAATTCATCGGCAATGCTGTAAAGCGTTCCCGAATCAATATCGTCAACCAGATTATCAAACCAGCCACCACGCGGTTGGTCCTCACGATCCTGCAAAGACCTGCCGTCAATGCTAATGCTGATCGAGCCATCCCCATGCTCAATCTCAAGAACATTACCATCGTCATCGGCATTAGCCTTATCGGCGCCGTCAACAATCTCAATCTCAACATCTTCATCAGAAGAAGCCGGAGCCTCAACACCAGGAAGACGCAGATTCGGCATCAAGCCCGCAACAGGCATGGGCTATCCCTTCTTAGAAAGCAAAGTCTCGATTTCTTCAACAAAAAGCCGAAGCCCCTCTTGCGCCGCAAGCGTATCAGACTTGCCGACAATCGTATAGGTCCGACTATAGTCATGGGGCTCCATCCCCCATACCTCCACCCTATACTGCCTCAGCCCACTTACTGACGGCAACTCCAGCTCATCAACAATGGCATTCGCCAAAACACGCTCAACCAACCCAGCCTCCCTCAAACAGGATACAGCGGAGGAGGGGCAGACCCCTGATACGCCCTCGAATCCTCAAGCTCACGCATACGCTCGGAGCTCCGCATCAGCAAGCCGGAATCCCGCAAATTCCTGATCGCCATGCTCACCGTATCCACCAAGTCGTCATGCTTCCCTTTTGGAAACGTAGCCACCTGATTTATCACCATATCCGCCCAAGACCGATCCGGCGCAAACACCATGCCTTCAGCAAAAATATGCTCCACGGAATACAACCGTGCCAGTTTGTCCAAGGCCCTAGGGTCATACAACTCCACCCCGAACCCCTCCCCCGCATACAGCCGCCGGAGCTCCTGTGCCACACTATGCCCCGCCGCTTTGTTCTCAATCAGCAACTTGTCAACCTGCATCTCGCGGCAACTACGCACAGTCTTCAGCACCAGCTCGTGCAGGGGTAGCCGCTCCTGCCATGCCGCCATCAGCATCACCTTCGGGATCGCATCAAGGCTGGAACGGAATTGCGCCGGCGTATCGTGAACAATCTCTTTGCCGTATCTGTTAACGTGCCGTGTCGTCATCGTGTCAGCATTGCCAGAAAACACGCCCCACACCGTCAGCGCCGAAAAGTCGTTCTCTTGCTTCATCGTGTAAGCAGTATCAAGCGCCGCAATCACAAAATCCATCGGCGGGTAATGGTCATCCGCCCATAGCTGCCACCAGTCAGTCTTGATAATCCCGCCGCCGGCTGTCTGGGGTAGCTGTTGCAGCTGGCCGCTGGCCGCCGTCGGGCCTAGGGTCTTCTCAAGCAGGACAACCTGCTCCTCCCCAAACCTCTCCGGCCACAGGAGCTCCCCCGCCTCACTACGGGGGTCTTCCCACACCAGATCCTCGTCATTGCCCTCCGCCCCAGCGGGAACCAGCACCGTGTGAAAGCTCCGGCTGGGGTCATACCGCATCGGCAAGCACAAGTGAGTCCAAGCGCCAATCTGTCGTTCGAGCACATGGCCGGAGATGTCCTGCTCAGATAGGCGCTGGGCTACGACAATCCGGCATCCCTTGCCTGGGCGGCTGTTATTGAGTCGGTTGTACCAAGCCGTGTCCCACCATTCGATAGTGGATTGGATTATGGCTTCGGAGTTCGCTTCGGCGCTGTTGTTCAGGTCATCCCCTATCAGGTACGAGCCGCCCAGCCCCGTGGTGGACCCGCCTACCGACGTCGTGTTGCGGAAGCCCTGCTTGTCATTATTAAACCGTGTTTTGGTGTTCTGATCAGCCTGTAGCGCATAACGATCGCCCCAAAGGTGCTGATACCAGTCCGACTCGATCAGCGACCGGCACTTGACTGAATCCTGTAACGCCAAAGCCATCGAATAAGACGCATGCAAGAATTGAGCGCCGGCGCCGGCAAGTGAGCTGTTATCGTTCTGGGCCCACACCCAAGCCGGAAACATCGTTCCAACCAGCGTCGACTTAGAGAAGCGCGGAGGTACGTTTATCAAAAGATTAGGAATGTAACCATAAGTGCAAGCTTCGAGATGAGCGCACATAGCTTGGAGAGCATAGCCACCATGAGCGAACTCAGCAGAGTCAATATGAGGCCATGCAGCGACAAAAAATTCATAGAGAGACGCTTCGAGCCGGCGCCGCTTGATCCGCCGCAGCGTGTCTTCAGCGTCAATCGTGACGCCATTAAGCTTGATCAACGTCATTCATCAGATCCAGTATCGCGCTTGGCAATTGCTTTTTGAACGAGAAATTCGAGCGACGCGAGATCATCAGGATCAAAATCATCAACCGACAGCGCCTTGGTCTCGACTTGAATCGCGCCGCCATTGGCGCCGGTCAATTCACGGCGCTCAGTGTAATCGTCTTTAAACCGAGCGGTCATAGACTTAGACCAAACGCTTGACTGAAAGTTTTTCGCGTCAAGCGATTCGCGACCACGTTTTTCCCACCAGCTCTGCTCAAAGTTTTTTGCGCGTGTGAGAGCTGTAGAAAATTCTTCGTGTTTTTCGGCCCAATCACGCAAAGTCACGCGATCAACATCGAGATCAGCGGCTATTTCAGCCGGCGAAAACCCTTGCTTTCCGAGATCAATAACCTTTTGACAGTATTCAGGTTTATAAAGAGACGGACGACCAACAGGACGTTTTTCAGACGCAACAACAGGAGAAGGATTATCACCAATTGCATTGATCAGTCTTTCACGAGTCGACGACATAAAATCCCCCAGGCAAACAGCGAACAATCACAATATAAGCGCAACCAGCTGAAAATACAAAAACAATAAAAAAAACGACAATTCTTCGCAATATTAGTTGACAAACGAACAAACGACGTTATACTAACATCATCAGCAAAACAGCTGATAACTTATCGGAGACAAACAGATGAACGATTTATTAACATTACTCGCAGATACAGACTTTGTTCTCGGAATCTTGACGCTAGCAACTGCAATATCAATCCCAGCAATTATCCTAATCACAATATAACAACCCAGCGCCGGAGAAATCCGGCGCAATCTTACATATCGACTTAGAAAGGACAGATCATGGCTTTCGACACATTATACATTGGCTCGGTTCCTTGCGACGAAGATTGCGCCCAGATCGGATTAACGCACGACGCACAAACCTTGAACCGCATCGAATGTAAGCACTACATCCAAGCGCTTCGCAGGGTTTACGGAAACGAGCCCGCAGACACCTACTTTGCAATCGTCGGCCAATCACACGACTTTGGAACGTATTACGAAGTCGTGATCAAATACGAAGACCGCGACGAGGCGGCTTGCGATTACGCTTACAAAGTTGAGAGCGGCTTAGCGACATGGGCGGAAGCTCAAATGGAAGCGCCCGTTTTATATGGCACACATCATCAGCCTTTATTTACAGCCTGACAACGCAAAGGAGCAAAGATCATGGAAACCATCTTTTATACACTACCTGCTGACTGGGCTGTTTATTTCGTCAATGGTGAT